TGAAGGGGTTGGAATTGAGTTGTTTGCAAAGTATTGCTTTAATGCTGCAGATAGCTACGTGAAGCATAAGACTAGCGGTCGAGTTCGAGCTCATTCTGTTGAGGTGTTTGAGCATGAGAAGAACTCTGCTATTTATTCTGCTGAAACTGCTCAAGAATCTACAGCAGAAGTTGCTGATGAAGCTGAGGCTGCGCCTGCTAAAGGCAAAGGCAAGAAGGGTAAGACTGCTGAACCTGTCTGGGCTCCGCCTGCTAAGTCTGAAAAGCAGACTGAAGCCTTGGCTTATGACACAAATAAACCAGTTAGGGTTACCCCTAAGCAGACTGATGCTCCTCCGCAAGGGGTTCCAGTCGGTGGTAAGAATCGTCCTAGTACCTGGGACTTTGGTACTAAATGGGCTTGAACTTAAGAGTGATTCCTATATCATTAAATTATGAGTTCATTATTTCTCTCTGATGACTTTGTCTTTGAAACTATCGAAGGTGAAGGTCATTTGGTTGGTAAGCCAAGCATCTTCATGCGATTGGCAATGTGCAACTTGACTTGCATCGGGTTTAAGTCTCCTGATTCTCCGTTTGGTTGTGATAGCTATGTTAGCTGGTCTAAGAAGAATAAGCTAACCTTTGAAGAGATCTTTAAGATCTTTGAAGATAATGATTACCTAAATAAGTTGAAAGGCAATCATGTTCTTAAGATTACTGGTGGTGAACCTCTTATTCAGCAAAAGGCTTTGATTGAGTTTATTGAAGCCTTTTTCAGAAAGTTCGATTTCTATCCTGTTATTGATTTTGAAACTAACTGTACGATTAATCCTTCAAGTTTTTGGGAAAGTATAAATGCTACTTTTACTGTGTCTCCTAAGTTGTCTACTAACGGAGATCCAGAAGAGAAGAGATACGTTCCAGAGGTTATTGCTTACCACGCTAGTATCTACTCTTACTTTAAGTTTGTTGTGCAGAAAGATAGTGATGTTGAAGAGATTATCGAAAAGTATATCAAACCTTTTAGTATTACTGAAGATCAAATTTGGTTGATGCCTTGCTGTGGTTCTCGAGATGAGCATAATGCTGTTGCTCCTTGGGTAGCAGAGGTTTGCAAGAAGCATGGTTTTAACTTTAGTCCTCGATTGCAATTGGTCTTGTGGAATAAAGCTCTCAAGGTTTAAGGGCTTGAAAGTCTGATACATATAAATAACTAGATATATGAGCTTGTTTGATTTAAGCGTATGTCTAGTTATTTTTATTTCGTTGTTAATTTACATCTGGAAGGACACTAGTCTTATTCCAGATGTTCTTTCTTTTGTATCAATGGATCAAGTAGGCCTTGTGAGGAGATGGCGAAGAAATTTAAACAACATTGACTTCCCTTTGTTTTTAGAAACAGAATATAAAAATGTTATTACCAGTCTGCTGGCTTGCCCGTTTTGTATTTCTTTTTGGTCTTCAGTATTATTGTTCAGTATAAATATTATTCCAGACTTTTTTTATGTATCATTGTATTGGTATGGTATCTATATTTCATACTTATTAATTAAAAAGCTAGAACTATGAGCGAACATATTTTTAAAAACTTCAACGAGTTTTACGATTTTCTTAATACAAACAATACTCACTTTACAAGCACTAAGATACAAAGCTTCATGGGTGTTGTTAGTACTGCTAGAAAGACTAGCTGTGGTATGTGCAAGCGAAAGAACATTAATATAGCAGACGAGACATATAGAAATATGTTTACACTTCTTACACAGGAAGATAAACAAAAGATTAAATCTCTATTGAATGTTGGGTCTGTTAAGTTCTTTCAGGGAGAGTCACCAATGTTTAACTTTTAGTAGATTTATCAATACATGAACTATATAATAGTATCATGAGAATTGCCATTTCCGGTGCCCAGTGCATGGGCAAATCTACTCTGATTAAAGATTTTCTTGCTGAGTGGACTAACTATAAATCTCCAGAAAAGACATATAGAGATGTTTTAGTTGAAAAAGGTTTAACCCATAGCTCAAAAACTACTAAAGAATCCCAACAGGCTATTCTTGACTTTATGGTCAAGCAACTAGAAGGTACTCGCAAAAGTGATAGAATTGTATTTGATCGTTGTCCGCTAGATAATCTCGTGTATTCTATGTGGGCCTATCATCACAACGTTGGAGATATTGATTTTGACTTTATTAAGAAGTGTATCCCAGTTGTTCGTGATGCTCTAAAACATATTGATATTATTTTCTATATCCCAATTACAAGAGCAGCCAAGACTCCTGATATTCAAGAAGATGGTATGAGAGATGCTAACCCTTTTATGCGAGTTGAGATTGATAATCTCTTTAAGGTGTTTGCAATGGAAAATAGAGATAATCCAAAATCTAATTATTTTCATGCTGATGATCGACCACCTATTATTGAAACATACGGTGAGCGTAATGAACGTATTCAGATCATGAAGCTCTATCTTGATGCGGATGGAGACTCAATGGACCCTAATGCTAATATCTTTAACGATCCAAATCTCGGCATGGAAGATATTGAGGCCTTAGAAGCCTTGGCAAGACCTGAGCAAAAGAAACCTGAAAAAAATAAATAAAGAGACATATGAGCAAACTAACTGTAATTATACCTGCAGCTGGTAAGGGTAGTAGGTTAAAATTACCATATTCAAAAGAAATCCTTAGAGTCGATGAAGATTCTTCTCTAATTGATTTTTCGTTTAATTTTTTTAGAGATTACGGTAGAAAAGATGTAGAGTTTGTTATAGTTATAAACGAAAATAAACTAGATGTTGTAAATTATCTTTCCAAGTATAAAGATAGGTTTGATATTAGTTTTACTTTTCAAAACCCTAATGAGCAAGAATATACAGGTGCTATAAAAAGCGCAAAACATTTGTTTGGAGAACACAATGTTATATTACTACCCGACACATTAATGAAACTAGGTTTAGGGGTGGATTTATTTACATCTGTAGAAAATAGTCTTACAGAAACCGGATTCTCTTTTTTTTATAAAAGAGAACAGAACCCTGCTATGCTTAAAACAAAAGGTTCCCTTTATATTAATGAAAACAATATAATAGAACTATATGAAGATAAGCCGCAAGAAAAATTAGAGAGATTTAATGCTTTTTGGTGTAGTTTTGCGTTTAGAAAAAGAGCATTCGATCAAAGCATAACATTTATGGAAAAAAGTACCTTGAAGCAGCGGGTACTTTTAAACGAGATAAAAAGTACCCCTTTGTATTTAAGTAAGGGGATCGAAGTAGAGGATTATATTGATTTAGGTACTTGGCAAGAATTAAACAAGTATATAAAAAATGCATAAGAAATTAATCACTGATTGTGACGGTGTTTTACTTGACTGGTCTTTTGCTTTCGATGTATGGATGAGTGAGCGAGGCTATGAAAGATTACCTAACACCGACCACATTTTTTATCAAGGTGCTAGATATGGGCTACCTGAAGAGGTAGCCTTAGATTGTATATCAAGGTTTAATGAAAGTGGAGCAGTTGGTTTTCTTCCGCCTTTCCGAGATGCTCAAGAATTTGTAAAAAAATTAGCAGAAGATGGTTGGAGGTTTGAAGTTATCAGTTGTTTACATATTGACAAATACGCTCAAAGGTTAAGAGTAAACAATTTAAAACACCTATTTGGAGATGTGTTTGACTATATTAATTGTAGTTTAGATTTTAAAAAAAGTAAATTAGATTTTCTTAAAGTTCAGTACAAGGATAAAAATTATTTTTGGTTAGAGGATAGTGTTTCTCATGCAGAAAGCGGTAAACAAGTTGGGTTGCGAAGTATAATTATGGATCACCCATACAATAAAAACTGGACAGGGGATAGAGTTTATAATTGGGAGAGTTTATATACGTTTTTAAAAAAATAAACTAATATCTTTGGCGCGAACAAACTAAAAAGAATAAATAATTGTAGTGAACAAGTACGAAAAGAGATTTTTTACTCTTTTAGAAAAAACCACCCGCACCACTCCGCGAGGTGGTAAAGGTACTCTTAAAGCTAAAGCTACCAAGAAATTCGGTAAAGGCAAGATGACTTGTAGCAAGGCTAGAAAGCTAAAAACCAAAAAGGCTACTGCTCATACAAAAGCACAGTCTAATTGGTTTTTAAATTTTCATTGCAAAAAATAAATACTATGATGAAAGAATTCAATAACAACTTCAATAAATTACTCGAGAACTATGCCCCGTTAAGAACACAGTCTCGATTATTTTATCCAAGAAATCTAAAGTTGTCTGAAGAGTTTATTACAAGCTTCAAAAGCGAGTACAATAGACTTTTAAAAGAAGGAAATCATCCTAAAAAGATTATGGAAAAGATTTCCAAAGCTCTTAAGTTTCACATCAACGGTTAGACTTAAGTTCATTAAGCTTACCAACAATAAACTTTAAGATCTTACTTCTTTTAATATCATCTTCTGTGAGAGTGAAGGATTGAATGCCAACACTCTTACATTCCTCACTATTAAACTTAGCTACAACATTTCCGTAGCTCTTCTTATCTCTAATATCTACTTGGTTACTATCTCCGATAACAACAAGCTTTCCGTGTTCTCCAAGACGGGTTAGAACAATGATGAGCTGATCGAGTTCAGCATTTTGAGCCTCATCTAGCAATACAATCTTATCATGGAATGTAGTACCTCTCAAGAAGTTAAGAGGCTGAATATCTAAAGCGCTTTCAGATGCTAACTTAGTAATTGCAGCCTCTGAAATCATTTCGCTAAGCTTTTCCAAAAATGGGGCTCCAAACGGACCAATCTTCTCATGCAACTCTCCAGGTAATGAACCTAGTTTTTGACTAGAACATTCAGCAATGCTTCTCAAATAAAGAATGCTCTTGAAGCTCTTTCTTTGAACAAGTTTTAAGGCTGCTAATACAGCACAGTATGTCTTGGCTGAACCTGCTGGTCCATCAATAAAGATAAGCTTATTGTCTCTATCTAATATAGCATCTACAATCCGTTTGTGATTTTCAGAAAGCTCAAACTTCTCTGCTACATTAAATGTCTTTGGAGTTTTGGATGACATAATCAAAGATATATATGTATATTTAGTTGAAAATCCAAATTTTTACTTTAAAATAAAATGTATGTTCTTACTACATGAGGAAACTGACCCACCTATTATATGGGCTGAAAACTTTCTTCCAAGAGCTGTTGTTGATACTATCTATAAAGAAATGACTGATATCAAACAGTATTTTGGTACCCCTGTTTGGAAATTTGGAGATGGTGCAACAAGACAGCAAGATACTTCTACTGATTTTGAAACAACTAAGAATAATTTAAACCATCTTTGTTGGGGTAGTGATGTTTGGCTTCCTGATCATAACATTCCAGCTGGCTATGCATTAAACAACCTTGATAAGTTTTTCTTTCATCAAGGCATACTCAAGTTTATGGGTCAATGCAAGAGTAGAGAGTTTCAATTGGGTTCTCGATATGGTCTTAATGGAAGAACTCATATTATTAGCTACGGTAATGGTGATTATTATAATTGGCATTCTGATGATGGAATTTACGGTCTTTCAATTAAAGGTAAAGAAGTAGCTATGACACCTGTCTTTACCATGTCGTATACTCTTGTCAAAGATGAATCTCTACTTAAGGGTGGTAGCCAGCTGTTTATGCATGAGGGTAAATGTTATGAATACCCTCTTAAAAATAATTTCTTATGTATTTTTCCATCTAGATTACCGCATGCTTGCTCAGAAGTAATCTGTGATCCAGCTATGCCTTGGGAAAATAATCGGTTTAACCTCCAAATATGGACTTGTCAAGATGATAGAAACTAAAACAAAACAAAAAATCGGACTGGGTATTATTACCTGCAATCGACCTGTATTCCTTAAACAGGTTCTTAAAACAATACCTTTTAATAGGCTTGATGAGGTTGTTCTTGTAGACGATGGTAATGAGCCTTTACCATCAATAGTAGATACTCTGAATTTAACATACTTAAAGAATGAAAAGAATATTGGTGTAGGTCGTAGCAAAAATAAAGCTATGCTTCATTTGCTTAACCAAGATTGCACTGATATCTTTTTGCTTGAAGATGATATTTTTATTAAAGACTCTAACGTCTTTGATGAATATATTAAGGCGAGTAAAGATTCTGGCATTAAACACCTAATGTTTGGATATCACGGTCCAGCTAATAAGAAAGATAAAAAGCCAGACCCTCGCTGTGTAGTTGAATATAGTAAAACTAAACTAGCATTCAACCCTAATTGCGTAGGTGGCTTCTGTTACTATAGCAGGGATCTCCTAATGAGAATTGGTTTGTTTGATGAGACTTTTGTTAATGCTTGGGAACATGTAGAACACAGTTATAGAGCTGTTCTAAACGGGTATCTACCAGCCTATTGGTGGTGGCCTGATATTGTTAATTCAAGTGATTTTCTCGAAGAATTGGCTTGCTCAGAAAACGATTCTACTATTCGACCAAGATCAGATTGGAAAAAGAATATTCAAGATGGAGCCAATTATTTCAGCTTGATATATAAAGACTCTCCTGTATCTATTTCTGATACTAAGCAGGACATTGTTCTGCAAAGATTAAAGGCTATTAAGACTAAAACTCTATGGACGTCGATGTAATTATTCTTAGCAACACAACTACTAACGAGTTGTTTGATATTCTTAAACAAACTGTTGATTCTATTCATGATTCAGAACCAGAGCATAAATTTAACGTAATTGTTGTTGAATCTTGCAAAGAAGTTTCTTCTTTGTTTACTCACAAGCTTTCTGAAATAAGAGCAAAGTTTCTTATCCCACAAGTACCTAAATTTAATTACAATCTATACTTAAACATTGGTTTGAGAGAATGTAAAAACGATTTGGTGCTAATTACAAATAATGATGTTATTTATTACAAGGGTTGGTTTACTGCTATTGCAAAACAATTTGAAATTGATCCTGAGTTAATGTCTGTTAGCCCAATTGATCGTAAGTGGCACAGACATACCGAGTCTATCTTTAGCTCATTAAAAGAACTTCACATTGGAACAAGAACCTCTTACGAGTTTACTGGTTGGAGTTTTATTATTCGTAGAAAGTTATTTAATATTTTAGGTGGTTTTGATGAACGCTTTGCCTTTTATTATCAAGACAATGACTGGGTCGAGATGTATAACTCTTACAATGTGAAGCATGGCTTGTGTACAAGCTCTCATATACATCATTTGCTTAGTAAGTCTCATGGAACTATTAAAGCAGAAGATCGTAATTTATGTAGTATGGATTTTCAGCATGCTATCTTCAAAGAAAAATGGAATACTAGATTTGTTCCAAAGCCTTACAAGAGACTTAGTTTGCTAATTTGCACAGTGAATGGTAGAGAGAATTATCTTGAGCGCCTTAAAACAAGACTAAAACCTCAACTAACCCCAGAAGTAGAAATTCTTGTAGCAAAAGATAATAGAGAGCTAACTATTGGTAAGAAGCGTAACGACTTAATTCACAATGCATCAGGAGAGTATATAGCTTTTATTGATGATGATGATTGGGTTTCAGAAAAATATGTCGAAAAAATTCTCAAAGCAACTGACAGCAAGCCTGATGTTGTTGGTTTTAACAGTATTATTACTTTCAATGGTAAGACTCCTAGACGTGTTGAGATTACAATGAAGCATAAGAACTGGAGCCATAAAATGGGTACAATTGATGGATCAGCTCAACCTGTAACCTACTATCGTTGCCCCAACCATTTGTCCCCTGTTAAGAAATCTATTGCTCTGAATATTCTCTTTCCAGAGATGAACGATCAAGAAGATAGATTCTATTCATTGGCTATACCTTCATTTGCAGAGAATGAAGTTTATATTGACGATTATTTGTATTTCTATGACTGCAGAAATCCAAAGCGTGGGAATGTAGGAATATTAGAGCTGCTAGAAGAATTAAAACTTGAAAAGGTTTCAGTTGAACTCGCTGAAAAATATATTAGAATCAACGCATGATATTGAATAATATTCCGATCTACGATGGCAATCTCATTCATAAGCGCTTTGCCTATAAGTTCTTTCGAGATCGTACCTTGCCTATCGGCAACATTGTTGCATTCCGTGCACCGATGCATGTTGAAGCTGAGGGTATGATTGATACAGAAGATATTCTTAATAATGACTACATTTACAGTGATGACGCAGTTAACTTTTGCTGGGAAATTCCTAATATTGATGCTTTCGCGGCTGTTTCATTTCAGCGTCTCTTTAATACTCAGATTGCAAATATTCTTACTTCCATTATCAATAAACCTATTGAGGTTGATGGGGATGATTTGATTGTTCATGCTGAGCATAACCAGCATGGTATTATTCAACCCAAGGGTAAGGCTAGTGTGAGTATTACTCATTTGGTTAATGGTGCTGCTCTAGGTCATACCGCTATTAACGTTACTGCTGGTAAGAAGGCTCCTGCTTTTGCATTCTCGACTAACATGACTCATCAGCAAGTTGAAGAGTTTATGAAGAAGGTTGTTGAGATTTTTTATGCTATTACTGATGATATCTTTATTGCTACTAGTAAGGTTATCTAATGACGATTTTTGATATTATTACTAATATCACCACGTTAAAAAAGAAGACTGATATTTCTGTTGAAGAAGAGCGGGAGTATCAGTTTTTCCTTGTTAATAGGTGGTTGAGTATGCATAGTGGTGAAGTTGCTACTATTGTTAACGAAACATCTAATCGCTATTGGATGTGTTTGTCTAAGGATGAACAAAATAAGTTTCTTATTAATGTAATTCCTCGCATGCGATATAAGAAAATCGAATACATTAAAAAAGTAAAGAAAGAAAAGACTAAGGAGGATGAAAATCTGGAAATGCTTGCTCGCAATCTTGAATTATCTCAGCGAGAGATTAAAATGTACGCAGAGCATCTTGAAAAGTAACTAATAATAACTATATACAAATATGGTACCAACACTTCCTACTAATGTTCCTGTCCCAGTTCATATGCAAAAAACAAGCGCATTGAACTTTGACAAACATGCCAGTGATACATTCACTCTTATTGATGACTTTGAACTTGATAAGGTTCTTGATAATATTATTCTAGTTCGCTATGTTGATACACCTGACAGTAATCAAACTGTTATGAGAAACGGTATTCTAGTACCAATCGACCACACCAAGGCGGCCTGGAGAATTGGACAGATTATTCTTGCTGGTCCTGATTGCAAGAATGTTAAGGTTGATGATTACGTTTGCTTTCCAAATGATAAAGGCATTCCAGTATCAAACGTTGTTGTAAGAGGTCTTGGGAAGATTAAGCAGTCTATTTTCTTGGATGAGACTCGTATTTTCGGTGTTTGCTCTAAAGCAGAACAGCCAGCAGTTACAATGAGTTAATAAATAATTAGGTGAAAGTAAGCCTAAATCAGTTAAAACTTCTCTTACAGCAAAACGTAGTAGAACTTAAATTCGCCAGGCGCAGACCGCAGCCTGGCGAACCTCTTTTTAGAAGAATGCTTTGTACCAACAGCTATTCTCTCTTAAACAGCACAAAGGGTAGAGTTGCTCTTAACTACCGCCCACCACACCAGCAATTAGATTATAATCCAGAATTAAAAGGTTTAGTTGTTACCTGGGATATTTTTGAACAAGACTATAGACAAGTTAATGTAGCAGCCTGTCAAGTTGTAGCTACAATAAAGGCTAATGATGAATTTTGGCAATACTATAATGAGAAGCTAGCCTTTATGACAGAGAAGCAAAAAATTGACTTTATGCGCGTTTAGTGTAATTAATATTTGTGATAGATAGTCTTGTACTGGAGCAAAAATTACAGAAACACTTTCAAAAGAACATACAAATTCTTTTGAATGAAAAAGTATTGAGAACAGGTAAGTTTATCTTATTTGCTCCAAAAGAATACTATTTAGTTTTTTGTATCAATTCAAATAACAAGAACAAGTATTTGGAAATACCACTACCATTTAAAATAGTTGAAACTGCAGCTGGATTTTTATTCGACTATAAAGTAGAGCTTCTTACAGATGATATTACTCTGAAAATTAAAATAGATGAGTATTACAAACTTTATAAGTCTAAATACCTAAACAATAAGCTTGCTTTTCATTTCACGTGACGCTATACTCAACGTAGTGAAACAGAAAGACATCCTATCAGCATTTCCAAGTAACCACACCCCTCGAGCACAGCAGGCTGCTGTCTTAAAGAAGATTGAAAAGTTTCTTCGTGGAGATAAAAAGTTTCTTATTCTATGT